CTCCGACTTTAACACAGACAGTTACTCCTACAATAACTGACACACCAACTAATACTCCGACTTTAACACAGACAGTTACTCCTACAATAACTGACACACCAACTAATACTCCGACTTTAACACAGACAGTTACTCCTACAATAACTGACACACCAACTAATACTCCGACTTTAACACAGACGGTTACTCCTACAATAACTGACACACCAACTTTGTCACAAACAACAACACCTACAGTAACCGACACTCCAACTAATACGCCAACTTTGTCACCAACAGTTACATCTACAGTAACAGATACTCCAACTAATACGCCGACTTTAACACAGACGGTTACACCTTCAATTACATCAACACCTACACCAACAATAACCGCAACTATAACACCTTCAGTTTCTAACCCATTAGATGGTGCGTTTTATTACATTTCAACAAATGATTATGACGTTTGTTATGGTACTGTTCCATCAGATATTATTTATGGTCAGAATGGATTAAATGTTGGACAAATTTTATATCAAGATTCAGATGGAACTAATCCATACACTATTAGTGAATTACAAACCCTATTATCCACAACGGCAACCACATTCTATGTTAGAGCTATTTTGGGTGGTGATGTCTTTACTGTGGGTAATAATGGTAGTGGTGATGCCATTGCACAATCACAACAACCTTGTGTATCATCAACACCAACTCCAACCCCTACAATAACACCAACAAATACTCCAACATCAAGCCCAACGGTAACACCAACAGTTACTGCATCGATAACTCCTTCGGTAACGGCATCAATAACACCAACACCAACTAAATTGATTGGTGGAAGTTTGGCATTAGTACCTGGTGACCCTGATTGGTTAAGTGTAACCGGAAGTACATCATTTGCTGTCGGTACAGGTGACTTTACTGTCGAATGGTTTCAATATCAAACTAACCAAGGTAACGAAAACTATCTGTTTAGTTATGGAACCGCCGATAACTTTGCAGCCGCAATCGCATCAGGTGGTAATAGATTAAACTGTTATATGGGGGGTTCAAGAATTGCCAACCCAACTATTTCAAACACAACAAGTGCTTGGTATCATGTTGCCATTACAAGAAGTTCGGGAACGTACAATGCTTACTTTAATGGAACAAGAGTCGCATCGTTGTCAAATACCACAAACATCACAGACACGACATCTATATTTTACATAGGTACTAAAGACGGTACTGGCGGTACCGGTGATAACTTCCCGGGTAACTTAACAAACTTTAGATTTGTTAAAGGAACTGCTGTTTATACAGGAACAACATTGACCGTTCCGACAAGTCCATTAATCGCAATTCCTGGTACTGAATTGTTATTAGCGGTTAAAACTGCCGGAACATTATCGACCGATACAAGTGGGACCAATAAAGATGTTACAAATAATGGAGCAACATTTAGTGCATTGACACCATTCTAAATAAAATAAAAAGACTATTTATAAAATAAAAAAATGTCAAATTTACCAATATCCGGATTACCCGAAATAACATCACTCACTCCAAACGCAGAATTTGCCGTTGCTGAAGGTGGAACAACTTATAGAATTAAAAATAGTAATTTAGCCCCGTTCCCAACAGTTTTCGGGTTATTTGCTCAAACAGGAAACAGTGCATCGGTTAGTGCAACAACCGTTGAGACGACTATTATTGATGGTGGTGTTGGAACACTAACTGTTGGTGCTAATCAGTTTCAAATTGGAGATTCGTTTAGGGCGGATTTTGGTGGATTATTATCTGCAAAAAATAATGACACTTTAAGAATAAGGGTTAAAGCAGGTTCTGTGGTATTAGCGGATAGTGGACCTCAAACAATGACAACAGCTATTGATGATGTGTGGCAATTTTCTGTAAATTTCACTATAAGACAACTTGGGGTTGCGGGTGTTGCGGATATTGTGGCTCTTGGTGTTTTTCACACGACAAAACAATCTAATGGTTCACAAACGGGATTTGCATTTAATACTGTAAATAATACCACCTTTGATACAACAATTAGTAATACACTTAATGTAACTGCACAATGGAGCTCGAACAGTATTGAAAACTCAATTTACTCTGACATCTTTGTTTTAAATAAAATTTACTAATTTTATAGTAGAATGGAATTTTTCATCAAGCAAGGTAGCGAACAACCAATTCTAAAAATGGTTGCCGTAAGAGACGGTAGAACAGACGCTTGGAAAATTTTTGATGAGGAATTAGAAAACGCAACAATAAGATTTTCAATGAAAGAGGAGGCAACTGACATTCCAAAAATATTGATGGGTAATGCTTATATTGTAGAAAAAACCGCAGTTGAAGTTGACACAAATAGAGAATATTACATATATTACAAGTGGAACGAAAAGGACACAAGACGTGCCGGTAGATTTATTGGTCAGTTTTCAATTATCAACTCAATGGGTGAGTTGATTGCACCAATTAGAGAAACTCTTTATATTAACATTATTTGACATTCGGTAGTCAAAATATTATACTTATTGAGTATAAGGGTAATCACGGCTCGTCCGTGAGTAAAATATCTCAAAAGTATGGTATCACAACAAGAAATCGAACAATTCCTACTGGGTGAAGACCCGGAAAAATACATAGTCTCGTTAGAGTATGACTATGCATCAAACAAAATTTACAAAATAATTCACGACCCAATTCAGGGTAAACAAATAAAAACGGATACATTTATTCCGTTTGCGTGGGTAGGTAGTCTGCATAATAAAAACTTTTACAAGGGTTCAAAAGCCCAACAAAAAGAAGCCATGTCCAAACATGGTATCATTATAGAGAAATTAAACTCTGAGGGTGATGAGCGTTTGGAAAATGGATTAAAGTTTTTAGTTAAAACGACAAAGACTTATCAAGATTTAGTAAACTTTTTCAGAACTGGTGGATTAGACCCATGGGATAGGGAAAATAGTGATGATATCCATATTTTACCCCCCGTCGAACAGTATCTTGTTCAAAAAAGTAAAAGACTCTTTAAGGGTTTTGAAGAATATGATGAGTTACACCGATTTGTATTCGATATCGAGACCACGGGTTTGGATGCAAAAAAAGACAGCATCTTCCTAATCGGAATGAAAGACAACCGTGGTTTTGAAAAGGTAATCTCAGCTCAGAATGAGCAAGAAGAAAGACAAATGATTATTGATTTCTTTGAGACAATTAACAAACTAAAACCCGCACTTATTGGTGGTTACAACTCGGCATTCTTTGACTTTCCGTTTATTTTAAAACGTGCGGAAATATTGAAGATGGACATTAAGAAGATTGCAAAAACATTGAATCCTTCGGTTTCCATCCGTCAAAAAGAGGGTATGTTGAAGTTGGCAAACGAAATGGAACCGTACACACAAACAATGATGTGGGGTTATAACGTTTTGGATATTGCACATGCTGTTAGACGAGCACAAGCAATTAACTCAGACATTAAGAGTTGGGGACTTAAATATATTACTCAGTTCATTGGTGCTGAAAAACCTAACCGAGTTTACGTTAAGGGTGACCGAATCGGAAAGACTTATTTCTCTGATGCAAAATACTACTTCAATCCACAGAGTGGTGGATACCGTGAAGATGGTGACCCAGGTACTGAAAATATTCTACAGAAGTTCCCGGGTAAGTTTGAAGAGGTTACCGGTAGTTACATTGTTGAGAGATACCTTTACGATGATATTTGGGAAACCATGGTTGTTGACGAAGAGTTCAACCAAGCCAATTTCTTGTTGGCTAAATTGGTTCCAACAACATACGAACGACTCTCAACAATGGGTACTGCCACATTGTGGAAGATGATTATGGCATCTTGGTCATATAAAAATGGATTGGCCATTCCTGCAAAAGGACCCAAGCGTTCATTTACAGGTGGACTTTCAAGACTACTACAGGTAGGATACTCTCGTGAAGTTTTGAAACTTGACTACTCTTCTCTGTACCCATCTATTCAGTTGGTACATGATGTATTCCCTAAGTGTGATGTTACAGGTGCGATGAAGAGTATGTTAAAGTATTTCCGTGACACTCGTATTAGATATAAAAAATTAGCTGAAGAACATTACAAAACAGACCCTAAGTTATCTTCACAGTACGCTCGTAAACAATTACCTATTAAGATTTTTATCAACGCATTCTTTGGTTCTCTTTCCGCCCCTCAGGTATTCCCTTGGGGTGATATGGATATGGGTGAACAAATCACTTGTACAGGTAGACAGTATCTTCGTCAAATGATTATGTGGTTTATGAACCGTGGATACGAACCATTGGTTATGGATACGGACGGTGTAAACTTTGCAACTCCCGAAGGTCGAGACACTTACATGTATGTCGGTAAAGGATTAAATGGTTTGGTTAAAGAAGGAAAAGAATACTTTGGTGCCGAAGCCGATGTTGCTGAGTACAATGATTTATTCATGAGAGATGAAATGGGATTGGATATTGATGGTATTTGGCCAGCAACTATTAACGTAGCTCGTAAAAACTATGCTCTGTTAACTGATAAGGGTAAAGTAAAACTTACAGGTAACAGTATTAAGTCAAAAAAACTACAGACATATGTTGCAGAATTCTTGGACTCAGGATTAAGAATGTTGTTAGATGGTAAGGGTCACGAGTTTTTGGAATTCTATTATGAATATGTTGATATGATTTACAACAAGAAAATTCCAATTGCTAAAATTGCGAACAAGGCTCGTGTAAAACAATCAATTCAAGAATACAAACTACACATAACTAAAAAAACAAAGTCAGGTTCACTGATGTCACGACAAGCTCACATGGAACTTCTTTTAGCTAATAATATACCTGCGGGTCTTGGGGATACCGTTTATTATGTTAATAACGGAGCTAGAAAATCTCATGGTGATGTTCAGAAAAAAGGTGATACGGTAACCGTAAACTGTTACTTGGTAAATGAAAAAGATATTGAAACTAAACCTGATTTGTTGGGTGACTACAATATACCAAGATATTTGGCAGCATTTAACAAACGTATTGAACCTTTGTTAGTTGTATTCTCTCCTGAGATTCGTGACGAGATTTTGATTGAAGACCCTAAAGACAGAAAGTTCTTCACAAAGAATCAATCTAGATTGGTTAGAGGTTTCCCAAGAAGAGAAGGTGACCAAGATACTTTAGATGAAGTACTAACTCTTTCAGAGGGTGAGGTTGAGTTTTGGACTAATGTTGGAATTGACCCATTCTATATGTACTTAGAAGGTACTATGGAATTAGTTAATACTGAATATGTCGAAAAAAACAAGAATATCATGAAAGGTCATGAAAAACCTATTGAGAAATCAAAAGATTGGAGTGATGATGAATTTATCGATGATATTCTTGCCGTTCAATATATGAACTAAGAATTTTTTAAACCATCAGACGAAAGGATGTACCATTTGTTAATAACAAATCTCATTTCTACACAAGCGCCTTTTTGGATTAAAATTTCATTATAATCATCATCAATCTTTTCGTTTGGTGATGATATCAGAACCTCAGTCATTGCTTTAATTACAACGTGTTCTGTTGTTTTTGGGTCTAAAGTAACTACACATTTTGGAACATCTCTTACAATAATTGTGTACTCACCTGTTGTTGTATATGTTGGGTCAGTTACTACAGAAACGTTTGACGCTTCTACCGTAATTCCATTAATAATTTTTGTTACTGGTGTGGATTTAAAAACTGCCATATAAAAATTATATCACATACATCTGTCTAGGTAAAGCTCTGTATTGTAAAGACTTATTAAGTTGTTCAGCTAAGTTAGCCTGAATTTCCATTTGTTTGTCAGGACGGAGTCTTTCCAATCTTGCCAATAATTCTTCAATCAACTTAGATTTTTCGTCTTTAGATTCTGTTAGAAGTGAATCGTAATCCATTTTCAATTCACTGTCAGGAGTTTTTAAGTCACCTGAATACTTTCCTCTTACTCTACCTAAAGTTTCTTTTACATATGCGGTAAACCATCTACGTACCCATGTTTGTGCAGGTGCATTAAGTTCTGCCCATCTTAAATTATCAATTGTTACGTCTGATGGTAATTTTACAACATCAGGGTTGGCAGCTAAACAATCGTCTCTATCAAATGTATCGTAATACCAATACCAAACTCTACGTGAGTTGTTTTCTATATTTCCAAAATCAAATTTACCTCCCGGTACATTATACAACATGATGGCCTTTTTACCTTCAGGAAGTGCGGTAATTCTATAAGTTAAATCACCCGCAATAATTCTTCTCTTCAGATTTATGTCTTGCATTCTAAGAAGGATGTCAAATGCCGGTGTGATAAAATAGTTTCCGGTAGTTCCTAATTGTGAAAAACCTGCACCTCCACCTAAACCCATACCACCGAATCCACCAAATCCACCCATGAATGGGTCAAAATATGCTGCGTCTAATTCAGGTCTTGTAAACCAAAGTAATTCGTTAATTTCTCTACCCGCAGGTATTTCATAAATTTGTTGGTTGGCTACCAAGTCAAAATAGTCTTTTTTAAGAACCCACGGACCACCAGCCTGTAAACCTACAATTTTTGAATATGCGTATGTGTACTGAGTCTCCCAATCCAAACTTCTCGTAATAAAAGCGTTTGCCAATGATTGTGTGTCTAAGTCCATACCGTATATGGATGTCCACTGTGATTCAATTAACCAATCAAGAACATATTGAGAATAATCTTCAACGGATAATTCTAATAATGAATCCATCATTTCATCCTCAATCTCAACACCACGTATAGGTGCACCTAATAGGTGTCTTATCCTTGTGTATAATTTTGTTCTTTCTGTTCCAGTAATAATTGCCATGGGAAACTATTTCCCTATAAATATTCGGGTAAAGTAATTTATTACTTATTTAATAAATCCTCAGCGGGAAAAGTATAATTACCATTAACAATGTTGGTGTTTTTGTTACTAAAAACTAATGTTCCTTTATTGTCACGGTGGAAAACTAAATAATCTACTTTGTATCTTTTTACGTTTCCTGTATCATAAACCGTAATAATACCATCCTTTTCTTCTGTTCTTGAAAATGGTTTTATTTGTGCGGTCTTCTCAATACCATCTATTTTAATAATGGCATCGACACCACCCAACATATCATTAACATCTCCAAGTTCACCAACTTTTAAAACCTCATCAGTTCCAAAAATTTTCTTCATATTATCAACGGCATTGACCTCTCTTTTGTCTCCAAACTTATTTGTGGTGTCTAATCCTGACATTAATGTTTTGAATGTTGAAGCTTCAGGATTAAAAATTCTATATCTAAACTCAATCAAATATTTGATTAGTCTTTCAGTTTCTTTAAGTTGAACTTCAGGTTTTTGTCCAACCATATTGATTGTATCTACTCCGTATTTTTTTAAAACCTCATTGATGTCGTTCACAAGTGTACAAAACGCAGTGTAGTTAGTATTCAATTTATTAATTACCGACCTACCGGGTTGTTCGTAATCATAAACGCCAGACATTTGTCCTTCACCGTATTGATTTTTTTCATACCAAAAATCGGCAAACACTTCTTTAAGAATATTCATAATTGCAAACATGAATTTTTTCTTAACCTCAGGGTTTGTGTTGAATATTTGTCTGTATGTGTTTACTTGAGATGCGTTACAACCTCTTGAAGCTCCTTCAATAATAATATTTTTTACATCACGGGTTTCATTAATTTTTTTTTTCGTTTTAGAATCAAATCTAAAATTAATAAAACTCCAATTGATAACTGTAAAGAAATTTTTGACGTACTCGTCTCGTTTGTTACGGTACTTCAAATAATATGCGTGTTCCCATAAATCCAATCCCAACAAAGGATATCCACCATCGGTAATTGAATTCATCAATGGGTTATCTTGATTTCTTGTTGTCATGATTTTTAAATCACCACTTTTAGTTAAAACTAACCAAACCCAACCTGAACCAAATACGGTTTTAGCTTTTCTTGTAAATTCTTGTTTGAATTTCTCGTAGTCACCATATTTTTTTACAATTTTATCGTAAACAGGACCATTAGGTTTTTGTTGTTTTGGTGATAACATTTTCCAAAATAACTCGTGGTTATATGCTCCACCAGCATTGTTGTGAATGGTAACATTATATCTTGAAATACCCTTGATGATATTTTCTAAATCTAAATCTTTGTCTTTAATTTTTTCGAGTGCCAAATTTAATTTTTCAACATAACCTTTGTAGTGTTTGTTGTAGTGGGTATTCATAGTTTCACTATCGATAAATCTTGAGAGTGCTGAGTATGAATATGGTAATCTTTCTACTTTAATTTTTGTTGTTGATTCTTTTTTGGCTTCGTCGATTTGTTGGGTGTCACCACTACTTGGTAGGTCTGTTATTAACTTTTCCAACTCCTCAATCTTTTTTCTTTGTTTTGTAAATTTCATTTTTTTCATTTTTTAATAAATAACCCCAAAAAGGAATTACTTTATCTTCGTCGGGATATTGAGTTAAGAATTTCTTCTAAAATACCCCCCTTATCTTCATTATCACCCATTACGGTGGAAATAATATTTTTCTTTTTAGTTAAGATATCATATATCACTCCTTCAATAGTATTATCAAATAGAGGATAAAAAATAGAAACATTAGATTTTTGTCCGTAACGGTACGCTCTGTCCTCTGCTTGTGCGTGGTCTGCAGGTACAAATGATAAATCATTCATGATTACAGCTTCGGCTGCGGTTAAGGTGATACCGACACCGGCCGCTTTTAAGTTACCGATGAAAACTTTTATTTTATCATTTTCTTGGAATTGGTCCACGGAGTTCTGTCTTGCGGGTTTACTCATGGAACCGTCCAATGTAACTGCCGTCTTACCAAAATGTTCTTTGATTTGATTTAAAGTGTTTGTGAAGTTTGTAAAAATAATAACTTTTTTTCCTTGTTCGATGATGTTTTCAGCAACCTCGATTGTGTGTTTTATTTTTTCTTCAGCCATAACTTGTCTAACCTTCATCAGTTTTGAAAACTGAACGGTTAGCGATTTTGACTCTTCAGAGGTTTCATACCAATTATAGTACTCACCCATAAGGGCTTCATATTGTTTTGACTTTAAATTTAAATAAACTGGTGTGATAATTTTATCAGGTAAATCTAAGATGTCTTCTTTGAGTCTTCTTAATACTTGTGGTTTTGTTCTGTCACGCAACTCTTCTAAGTTAGAAGCTCCATCCAATTTCCAAACTTTTCTATTACCAACTTTAAACTGATAACCTTCACAGTATCTTCTGACATATGCCATCCAATTCCAAGCAACTGGTGAATCAACTAAATCCAACAAGTTGAAGTAGTTGATAGGTCTTGATGTCATCGGTGTTCCTGTCAGTAACCAAATTCTACCAATTTTTTTACAAATTTCATTTACGATTTTTGTTCTCTGTGCTTGTTTGTTTTGAATGTAGTGTGCTTCGTCCACGACAACCAAATCAAAATTCTCATTAATAATTTGTGAATTTTTTAAGTCTTTGGAATCGTAAAAGTTTTTAAGAATGTCGTAGTTGACAATAACATAATCGCCTGACTCCCAATTCTTACCTTCAACTATTGAAACCTTTTTATCTGTATAGTTGGCGATTTCTCTTTGCCAGTTAATCTTCAAAGATGCTGGACAAATAATTAAAACTTTATTTGCCCTTGTTTCCAAAGACGCAATTACGGTTGAAGTTGTTTTACCCAAACCCATATCGTCAGCCAAAATAAATTTGTCATTTGATACTAATTTTTTGATTGCTTCTTTTTGGTGTTCCAACGGTGGTCGTTGAGTGTACTTTGAATAATCAATTTCAACTACCTTTTCCCTGTTTGGAATAATTGCCGCTTTTGGTAACCAAAAGTCGTGAAGGTCTTCTGATTCAAATAACTTACCAAACAGGTGAAACGCTTTATCTTTCTCGGCCAAAATTTTCTCGACATAAATCTGTTCAGGTTGACGAGTTAATAATTTGTCTTCCATCATTCTTTTGGCGAAATACTTATCCAACGGAACCCACTTACGAGCAACCTTTGGAACAATCTTATGGAAATCTATAACGTAGTCGGCTTGTGGTCGAGTAATTTTATAATGTTTCTGAGTTTCAACTTTTCTTTTAATACCAAGTATATAATTATTAAACCCCTCGTATGTCTCCAAAATACGAAGTGCCCTGATTTCAGGGATGTTAGATTTAATAGATTGTTCCTGCATTGAACTAAATAATTAAAAAGATAATCAAATTTGTAATATTTATCAAGGATGACACGCAGAGTCCCAATTACACGATTAGAAAAATTCTTTGGACAGGATGATTTTGCCCTTGAAATTGAAATGGGTAGAGAATACCTCAATGGTGATTTAAACTTCACTTTAGTTTTATATAGTGTTGATATACAGAAAACAAATAAGGATGATGTATATGGTGAAGTTATCAATGGAGGAATTCAGTTTGCACCTCCAGTTGAGTTTAGAGCATTAGTTCGTATTGAAGAAGCTACTAACCAATTCATTAATGGTAGTAGAATTATGCAGAACGAACCTGGTAATATGACCTTCTCTGTTTACCACAAAGAGTTGGAGGAACTTGCAATTGATATTAAAGTTGGTGATTATATAGGTTATTGGATTAAGGAAAATGAAATAAGATATTATAACGTAATCGATGCAGGTACACCTGACTACGACAATAAACACACATATGGGGGGTATAAGAGTTTTTACTATACTTACACGGCAACCCCTGTTAGTATCAACGAGTTCAACGGATTATAATGGCACTACCACCAAAAAAAATAAAAACAGACATTAATATCAATACGGTACCGACAGGTCTTGCCCGTAGAGAAGAACTTTTGTCTTATATCACAAAGGACGGAACTTATCTTCCTAAATCAATATTACATGCTGATTTGGATAGGGGTATGTTGGACTTTGTAAAAAATGACTTGAAGTGTGTTGTTGAAGGTGCGGTCGTACCATCAGTAGATGTTATTATTACACTTCAAAATTGGGCTCAATTTTCTCAAACGTGGAATTTCCAAGATTTAAATGGTAATCCTGTACCGCCTTTTATTACAACAGTTAGACAGCCAGAAGTTAAGTACGGAAGTAATCCGTCACTAACATATACTATACCAAATAGAAGACAATTTTATTGGGCTAAAGTTCCAACTTGGGACGGACAAAGAAAAGGTATGGATGTTTACAAAATCCCACAACCCGTTCCTGTCGATATAACATACCAAGTTAAAATTGTTTGTAACAGAATGAGAGAACTAAATCAGTTCAATAGAATTGTGTTACAGAAATTTAGTTCAAGACAAGCATATACGTTTGTTAAGGGTAGTTACATACCTATTGTTTTACAAAATATTTCAGATGACTCATCTATGGATGTAGATAAGAGAAAATATTATGTACAAACTTATGAATTTTTAATGATGGGTTTCTTGATTGATGAAGAAGAGTTTGAAGTTAAACCTGCGGTATCAAGATTATTGCAACTTATTGAGGTTGATACTAAGACAAGAGCAAGAAAAGTTAAGATGTCACCCGTTAGTCATTCAACTAATGTAGACTTCCAATTTAGTACGGGAGATACTCAGGTTATTCAAACATTCAATTATACTGCCAATATTTTTGTCACAGGAAAAGACAATGTGGATACATGGTCAGTATACATCAATGATAACTATTATGGTGATGACGTATCTGAAATACAGATTAATACTGGTGATGTCTTAAGAATTGATATTACTAAAGACACTGTTGGTAATGTCTCAACATTGTTTACAACGGCAACATTACTTTAATCTTCTCCGTAAATATCTTTCTTGGGTGAACAGTTTTTAACAATCAACTGTTCCAAAAACGCATACATTTTCAAACCGTTTTTATCACAATAGTTTTTGAGTATTGTGTGGGTTTGTTTTGATATTTTTAAGTTCTTAATTTCTTTCATAAAAAATAAGGCAGAAAAAAGGAAGAATTTTTTCTTACTACTTAATAAATATACTGCTGGAGTAAAGGTTTTTTTGAATTTTCTCAAATATTTATACAGAAAATAAATTCCGAAACTAATAAAAAAAAATGGCAACATCTAACAAAGTCTTCGTTTCTCCCGGTGTATATACATCAGAAAGAGATTTAAGTTTTGTAGCACAAAGTGTTGGTGTAACAACTTTAGGTATCGTGGGTGAGACTTTAACGGGTCCCGCATTCGAACCAATCTTCGTAGCAAACTACGATGAATTTACAGCACTATTTGGTGGTACAAACCCAACTAAATTCGTAAACACTCAAATTCCAAAGTACGAGGCAGCATACATCGCCAAAGCGTATCTATCACAATCTAATCAGTTGTTTGTGACAAGAGTTTTAGGTTTATCAGGTTATGATGCAGGACCGTCTTGGTCTATCACAATGCAAGCTAACTTGGACCCTACAACTATTTCAGCAACTACTGAACAAACTTGGTCTGTTTCATTTACAGGTTCTACAGGTGGAACTGTAACATTTGGAGCATTCCCATCACCACTTAGTACTTACATCGGTGACACAGTAACACTATTCAATGGAAGTTCAACTACCATGTCAGGACAATTGGCGTCATTTATTGTATCAGCATGTACTACAAACTCATTAAGTGCTTCTACTATGGGTCAGTGGGGTATTATGTCGGCATCAACATTTAATTCTTATACAGGTGCAGGTTACACAGGTGTTACTAATTTCTTAGGTACTTCAGGAACAACAACGGCAAATGCGGATTACACTGCAAGTACAATGGACACTTGGTACTACGCAGCGTTCGACCCACAATCAGGTAATGACTACGATGGTATATCATTCAACTCGGTTATTGGTGGCGACTTTGGTGCTACAGCAACACCTGGTTCATTCTCAGGTACAGTTTCGGGAACAGTATTAAATTTCGTTGCTACTGCATATACAGATTATAACAATGTTGTAATTGCAACACTCCGTTCAAGAGGTATAAACACCGATTCAAGTGGAGGACCAGTTTACACAGTATCAGGTACATCACAAGTTATTATGGATACTACAACAGGTTCATACTCAGATGTATTGGAAAACCCATATGCTTCATTTGCAATTTCAGGTGTTACAAACGATGGTGAAAACTTCAACTTTGAAACATCATTCTCAACATCTGACCCTGATTACATTTCTAAAGTATTTGGAATGACTAACTTTGGTAAACCAAGAACTGAAGTTCCATTATTCTTAGAAGAAACATTCTATAACTTAATGAATTGGAGTTACAGAAAGGGTTATGTTAGAGGTTTAAATCCAACATTAATTTCTTTACCTTCAGCAAGGGAAGACAACGGAACTAACTCATCAATTGCTTGGTATTTGGAACAGTACCAAACACCAGCTACACCATTTATAGTATCTGAACTTCGTGGTAACACAGTTTACAGATTATTTAGATTTGTATTAATTTCTGATGGTAACTCAGCTAACCAACTTGTTAAGATATCAATCGCTAACATGTCATTTAATAACATGACTTTTGATATTATTGTAAGAGATTTCTACGATACAGATGCTAACCCAATCGTTCTTGAAAAATTCACTAACTGTACTATGGACCCAGGTTCTAACAGTTTCGTAGCTAAAAAGATTGGCACATCTAATGGTGAGTTCGAATTGAAGTCTAGTTTCATTATGGTTGAAATGGATGAGGACGCACCAATTGATTCTTTACCTTGTGGTTTTGAAGGATTTAACTTTAGAGAATACCAAGGAGCAAATCCTCCATTCGTTATTTTCAAAACAGAGTACAACTACCCAGGTCAACAGATTTGGAACCCACCTTTCGGTACAACAACAGGTTCTGATAATACAACATTATCTTCAGGAGATAACATAAGAAGAACATACTTAGGTATTTCTAACACAGTAGGTATTGATTATGATTTCTTCCAATACAAAGGAAAACAGAATCCAACTAACTTGTGTTGTGCTACAGATAGTTTACCTTGGAACTACATTACTCCAGGTTTCCACATGGACTCAGGAGCAACTGCGGTTACCATCGCTAACATTTATGTAACTTCAGGTCAAACAGCGTTTGAGTGTGGTTCAGCATCTTTCCAATCTGACCCAACAAACCAATCAAACCCATATTACAGAACTTTTGCAAGAAAATTCTCTGTAGTTGCTCAGGGTGGATTTGACGGATGGGACATTTATAGAGAATATAGAAGTAACACCGACACATTTATGTTAGGTCAACCAGGTTATTTAAAAGGCGCATCACCATTACAATCGGCTTCATATCCAAACGCAACAGGTTGGGGAGCATTCAAACAGATTACGGTTGGTGATAATACACAAGATTACGGTAACACTGACTTCTACGCATATTTAATCGGTCAACAAACATTTGCAAACCCTGAGGCAGTTAACATCAACGTATTTGTAACACCAGGTATTGATTATGTTAACAACTCAAACTTGGTTGAACAAGCTATTGATATGATTGAATCAGACAGAGCGGACTCACTTTACATCTGTACTACACCTGACTACGACATGTACGCACCAACAACATCTAATTTCCAAGCAGATTTCATCTACCCACAAGAGGCGGTTGACAACTTAGAAGAAAGTAATATTGATTCTAACTACACTGCAACTTATTACCCTTGGATTTTGGTTAGAGACGGTGTAAATAACACTCAAGTATATATTCCACCAACTTCAGAAGTTGTTAGAAACTTGGCATTAACTGATAACATCGCATTCCCATGGTTCGCAACTGCGGGTTACACAAGAGGTTTGGTAAATGCGGTTAAGGCTCGTGTGAAACTAACACAAGAAGCTCGTGATACTTTGTATGAAGGTAGAATTAACCCAATCGCAACTTTCTCAGATGTAGGAACTGTAATTTGGGGTAACAAAACTCTACAAATCAGACAATCCGCACTTGACAGAATCAACGTAAGAAGATTGTTGTTACAAGCTCGTAAGTTGATTTCAGCTGTGGCAGTAAGATTGTTGTTCGAACAAAATGACGAACAAGTAAGACAAGACTTCTTAGATTCTGTAAACCCAATCTTGGATTCAATCAGAAGAGACAGAGGTTTGGTTGACTTCAGAGTTACTGTTTCAAACAGTCCTGAAGACATCGACGCTAACCAATTGGTTGGTAAGATTTACTTGAAACCAACAAGAGCTCTTGAATTCATCGACATCGAATTCTTGATTACTCCTACAGGAGCGTCTTTTGAAGACATTTAATAAATAAAAACAAGGGGGGTTGTTTATCAACCCCTCTTTTAGCCTAAACAAAGAAAAACCATGGAATTCAAAAAATCAAAGTTAAATGAAAATCTTAACGTACCTGCATCAGGTAAAAAGACTTTCTCAAAGAAATCACAAAATATCATTGTTTCTGAAGCTCAATTAGAAAGATTGATTGAAAAAATCGCAAAAGACAAAAATGTTTAAAAAAGTTTTAAGAGAGTTTTTAGAAGAAAAACTTTTACGTGAAGGTTTTGATGAAGCGGGTAATCCCGACCTCAAATATTATGCGTTTGATTGGGATGACAATATTGTATTCATGCCGACAGAAATTATAGTATCTACGGCTGACGGTAAAGAGGTTGGTATGGGTACGGAAGACTTTGCTGAATATAGAATGGACATCGGTAAAGAACCATTTATGTATAAGGGTGAGGAAATTGTTGCATTTGCAAACGACCCGTTTAGAAACTTCGGAATGAAGGGGGACTCACAGTTTATCGTTGACGCTATGTTAGCTAAACCAGGACCTTCTTGGGACGATTTTGTGGAGTGTTTAAATGGTGGTTCCATCTTTGCGATTATCACAGCAAGAGGACACAACCCTGAAACACTAAAAGAAGCAACTTACAATTACATAGTTACAAATCACAATGGAATTTCAAAGTCAGAATGTATATCTAATTTAAAAAAATTTAGAGATTTTGCAGACGAGTCCAATTCTAACGAAAACGATTTAATTATGGAATATTTGGATATGTGTAAGTTCCACCCTGTAACTTTTGGTGAAGGTTCGGCAACAAATCCTGAAGAAGGAAAAATAAAAGCCCTAAGAGAATTTATCTCTTATGTAAAATCTATGGCTTCAAAATTGGGTAAGCAAGCGTTTTTAAAGAATGATGTTAAAAACAGATTTGTACCAGAAATAGGATTTTCTGATGACGACCCTAGAAACATAGAAAAGATAAAGCAATTCCTAGATACTGAATATTCAGATAAACCAGTAAGAACTTATTTAACTAAGGGAGGAGAAAAGAAAGAAATATAATTTATTTAAGTATTACTGGAACTGGTTATACATAATCCAAAATTTCCGGAATAAAGTAAATAGAAAAATTTTTCGACATCCGTGTATTTATAAGTAAATAAACTAAAAAAACGAAAAACTAAAAAAAAATACTATGGCTGATTTATTAATGAAAATGCCGATGCCTTACGAACCAAAACGTAAGAATAGATTTATCTTAACGTTCGATTCTTCTTTGGGCATCAATTCTTGGTTTGTTGAATCTACAGCAAGACCACAAATTACAATTAACCCAGTTGAAATTCCATTTTTAAATACTTCTACTTACGTAGCTGGTAGATTTACATGGAATACAATAAATGTTACATTCCGTGACCCAATCGGACCATCAGCGGCACAAGCCCTTATGGAATGGGTACGTTTACACGCAGAATCTGTTACAGGTCGTATGGGATACGCCGCAGGTTATAAGAAAAACATTTTCTTGGAAATGTTGGACCCAACAGGTGTTGCGGTAGAAAAGTGGATTTTACAAGGTACGTTCCTAACAGATGTAAATTTCGACTCTTTAGGTTATTCAGACGACAACTTGGCAACAATCAGTGCTACACTTCGTCCTGATAGATGTATCTTAGTTTATTAATAGTATTTACGAAAAAATCAGTCTAACTATATTTAACCATAGGGGAAACCCTATGGTTTTTTTATTATGGCAGATTACTCACAATATTTACAAGAAGGTTTTAATTTACCTCACGACGTAGTTGAACTACCCTCTCGTGGAAAATTCTATAAAAATAAAAAATCAGCTTTGAAAGTTGGTTACTTGACTGCTATGGATGAAAACATCCTTTTGGCTGATAATAAAAATAATGACATTATTTCGACATTATTACGAAACAAAATTTATGAAACGGATTTTCATCCTGATGAACTTTTGGATTGTGATATTGAAGCCATTCTTATTTTCTTAAGAAATACTGCTTTTGGTTCTGAGTATAAATTGATACTTAGAGACCCAAAAACACTCCAAGAGTTTGAAGTATCAACACAACTTGATGAGTTAAATATTAAAAAACCTTTACATGAACCTGATGGTGATGGTTTGTTTACATTTGTATTACCGGTTGGTGGACAAACGGTTAGATGTAAAATGTTAAATGGTTACGACCAAAAAGAATTAAAAAAGTTTGAGGACGCATATCCAAAAGGTGTTGTGGCACCCGTACAAACAAAAAGATTGGAAATGCAGATTGTATCTATAGATAATACAAGTGACAAGGGTGAAATTGCTAAATACATTCAACAGATGCCAATCGCAGATTCAAAATTCATAAGAAATTCATTAAGAGATTCTGAACCAAGATTGGATTTAGAACGAGTATTTACAGCCCCGTCAGGAGAAAAAGTGAGCGCTAGAATCACTTTCGGGGCCGAATTTTTTCGTCCTTTCTTCTAATTACCGGCAAGTTATGATGGATGAGTTTTATTACTTGTCCAAGTATGTTCACTTCTCATATAGTGATATGATGAAGATGCCAATATTTGAAAGAAAATACTTTATTAATAAGCTTGTAACTGAGTTTGAAAAAAAGAATGAACAAGCCGAACAAGCAAGAAATAAAAGATAAGGTATTTATCTAAAAAAACTAAATGTTTTTACAAGACGCAACACCAACAGGAGGAGGACCCTCAATCAGTGACGCAGTAAATGCGGTCAAAGATTCTTTTACAAAATTACAAGATAGTATTTTTGATTTTGAAGACCAAGTATCACGTGTAAATCGTCAGGTATTAGGTCAGGGCTCAATTTATGCCAAGTCAATGAGGGAACAGTTTGCTAAGGCAACAATGGATGTCTTACAATTTGGTGGAAATTTAGATGACGTAGCTAACACATTTTCGGCAATTAACAAAGTCATGGGTAAAAACACTATGTTATCAGGAAAAGAATTATCCAACATGGTTGCTTTACAAAAATCTGCAGGTATTACCGCTGAGGAAATGGGTGCGCTTGTAGAAGCCTTTGATAGTATTGGTGTTGGTGTTGAAGGTGCTATAAGTTCCGTTGATGACATGGCAGCTAAAGCCCGAGGTTTAGGTTTAAATGTTAATACGTTCTTAAGTACTACCGCAAAAAATTTGAAGTTGGTGAACTCTTACGGATTTAAAGATGGTGTTGAAGGATTGACACGAATGGTTGCAAGAGCACAAGCACTTCGTATTGATATGACCTCAGTCAAAGGTTTAGCTGCGGACTTATTGAACCCTGAAAAGGCGATAGAATTGGCCGCTGAATTTCAAAACTTAGGAGGTGCCATAGGTGCTTTAGGTGACCCATTCCAACTCATGAACATGGGTCAGAACGATATGGAAGGTTTACAAAACGCCATCATTGATGCTACAAAGGCTTCGGTCCAATTTAATAGTCAAACAAAACGATTTGAAATATCGGCACTTGAGATGAGAAGATTAAGGGCATTTGCAAGTGCCACCGGTCAGGACTACGAACAATTGGCTGATAGTGCGGTCAGGGCGGCTAAAGAAACTCAGGCATTTGAAGATATTAAATTCTTGGATGTTGATTCAGATAAGAAACAACTTGTTGCTAATTTAGCTAAATTGAACAAAGAAGGTAAATTAGAAATACAACTTCCAAACATGGATAAAGCTGTTGAGTTGACAGAACTTACGGCTAAACAAGTTGAAGATGCCTACAGCGAATTAAAAAAACAACAAGAGGATGGGGAATTAACCGCCTTAGAGGTTGCAAAACAACAACGTTCAACATTAGAAGACATTTTAGATACATTAAGAACACCTGCAGGTAAATTAGCAGCAAACATAGCTGCTGGCGAAAATTATGAAAAGGCAACTCAAAATGCAAGAAACTTAGCAGACCAACTTAAGGAAGGGTTAGAGGAGGTGATGACAGAAGAAAATTATGGAAGTATTAGTGATTTACTAACTAAAAAAATAAGTGATGGATTAACAAAGATTGATACTTCAACTTTTGAAAATTTAGGTGGAAGTCTTGCTAATTTAGTCAAAGAACAATTGATTAATGTTTTCCAAACAATAAGAACAGAATTATTAAGACAAGGGCCTTTAACGGCCAATGCGGTCCCATCAATGGTTCCACAAACAACGAGTAGTCCCGTAAATAATATGACTCCTACTACAAATGCAACTGCATCTATTAATGTTGAAAATATGGAGGTTATACATAAAGGTACGGTAGAGATTAAAGGATTACAAGAAACATTTAACATTGCTTCTTTAAGTCAGTCGCAATTACAGGAGTTAGGTACCAAAATTAAATCAGCCATGGGAAGTCAATTCCTTGCTACGGGTTAATAAAAAATCCGTTTAAATCTATTTATTGATAAATAACCATAGATGAATAGTCCATTATCATTTGGAGCCACAGAAAAGTTTAGAAAAGACTTACTTGTAAAGAACCTTCCTCCTTACAAGAACCAAAACTTTTCGGCAAATGGTAGTGCGGGAGAAACTGAATTTAAATTAAGAGAATTTAGTGTTGTCGACAGTCCAAGTTTGGAACAAGTTGGTGAACAAAAAGAACAAGAACTTTATGCTAAAAACGCATATGGACCGGGTAATAGTACTGCATATGGTTCTATGGTTGATATTAATAAAGATTATGGAACAAAATCTAACTTAGGTCCGTATAGTAATGCGGGTGGTGAACCTGGTAAAACCACCCAACAGTCACAAAAAGATGCTTACATTCAAAATACGTTTGGTCCTGAGAATGGTTTTATTTACGCACCTACAACTCAGAACGTACACAAAGTAATTGCCGAAAAAGATTCATACTTCAATTACATTTCATCTGTTTACCCCCTCGCCTCGTTATTCTTAAACGAAAATCCAAGGGGTAGTAATGGTTCATTGGCTCAAGATAGTCCAATGATTCAAATTGCGGCTCAGTCTTTAAGGGCTGAACTTCAATATAGAATTGCTCAAGAGACTTACGAAAACACCTTTGGAAGAGTAAATTTATTAGATGCTTTAAAAGACCCATTCCAAGCTGCTGAAATTTTATCAGGTAGAGCACCCCTAATTGAAAAAGATTGGCAAATTTCAGTACCGGGAAGTTTAGCAGGTAAGGGTTTAGATTTCTTAAGTAGAATTACGGGTGTTTATTCACCATACTCTTGGATACCTGGTGATTATTTTGCTGTTGATGGTAAAAAGAGTTTTATAAATCAAACAATTAATTTTGTTGGAAGTTTACTTGGGAGACCACAATTATTACCAACAACAAAAAATGGTTCTGATATTTTCTTAGCTAATACTGGACAGGGTTCAGTATCTGCGTTGTTTTCGGCTTTAGAATACAACAACTTCAGACCGGATTACAAAGCCAATTTTATTGGTGACCTAAATTTAGGTGCACCAAAAGGAAGATATTATGTAGGTAGTCGTACGCAGGACCCTGATAATATGATATTCCCTAATGATGAGTTACCTGTTGACCCATTAGGAAGGAGAGTAAAAGTTGCCGTTAGAGGTTATAGTGAGGTTGCTAAACTTTACGAAAATAATCAAAATTTTGCTTTTGGACCTGGTGAAGCCGAACCGTCAGACGGTGCAGGTCAACAAGGTGGTTTTACATGGATATCACCAAAAACAAAAGGCCAAGCAGGTAAAAAAGTTGGGCAGGGTGGAAGAATAGAAGGTGAAGACCCAAACTGGCCTTCGATTAGTTCACAGTTTGATAAGAGTGAGTCTACAGACTTCGCTCTTAGAGATGGGTCTATCATGGACGACACCCAAAGACTTGTCGATGCCGCTGATGGATTACCGGGTAATGCGAGATTAGGACACGTTGGTAACGCAATTAACCAAACATCAAAAGTGTTTTGGGACGGAACAAGAGAAATTACAAAAGGTTCAAGAGTTAAAAGATATGTCAATCAAGGTGGTAGAGAGGTTGGTAGAGAGTATTGTAGAGTATTCACTAAAGATACTCCATACATGGCGTTTAATGACCTACAAAAGACCGATGGTAATATTCGTAAATTTACATATTCTGTTTTAGATAACACATATAATCTTAATATTGCCCCTATCAATGGTGATGAATCAACAAACATCGTTGATGGACAAGTAAAAAAATATATGTTCTCACTTGAGAACTTGGCGTGGAGAACAACTGATTTACAACAAGACTTACCTGCGTGTGAGAAAGGTCCTAATGGTGGTAGAATCATGTGGTTCCCCCCATACGATTTAAGTGTTGATGAAAGTGTTTCTGTAGCTTGGAACGAGAATGTCTTTTTGGGAAGACCTGAACCAATTTACACATATAACAACACAAGAAGAACTGGTAGTTTAAGATTTAAGATTATTGTAGACCACCCTTCAATTCTTAATATGTTGGTGAACTATGAACTACAAAACGTAACGCCCGAATCACAAGTTACTAAAATTATCGATTCGTTTTTTGCTGGATGTAAGGACTATGATATCTACGAGTTGGCTCAAAAATTCACAACATTGACCTTTAATGAAATATTTGATGTTGTAGAAAAAACAAAAAACATTGAAGATTTTAAAAAGGCGGTAAAAGAAATACCGGCTACAAATTCACAAAAAGCGGATGAGGGGGAAAGTATACCCACTTTTGATATTAGTGATTTAAAACTTTATTTTGATAATGATACTCCTGACCCAAAAAGTAATTCAGTCACATCATCGGTTGATTACACGGACACGTTTGTTGCTTACAGTGGTGCTCAGGGAGTATATCAGGCAAATGCATCTGACTCACAAAAACAACCAGTACAGACATTCTTTGATTCTGAAATCATTCCAAATTATCAGGTATTCCAAGCATTCCTTTCAAAACTTAAGGAAGTTACAGAACAAGGTTATCCTGTAAAATTCACTATCGCTGGTTCAGCATCATCACCAAATAGTTCTGATTACAACAAAAATTTGTCGGCAAGAAGAGTTGACTCGGTAATTAAATCTATAAGAGATTACAATGGGTTAGACCAAATGGTTAATAAAGGTATGATAAGAATTAACCAAGTTGCTCAGGGTGAGGAAAGTGTTGGACAAACAGGTGAGGATTGTCAAAATACACCAACAACTGCACCCGATAATGAATACTCAGTTTCGGCTATGGGTTGTAGAAGAGTTCAAATTACAGGAATTCAAACACTACCAAAAGTACAGGGCGAAACACAAATACAGTCAGATGAAATCACAAACACACCGACAACGGGTGATGAAAACGCCAATACAAATGCAAGTCCAAAACAACAAACCTCACAAGAACTTCAAATAAAAGAAGGGTTGTCTAAGAAAGTATTGAGAAGATTATTGACTGAATGTAACTACTTTAATTTAATAAAAGAACAAGACCCATTCCTTTATGATGGTATTAAACAACAAATTGCGTTCTTTAATCCATCTTTCCACTCAATCACACCTGAAGGTTTAAATGCAAGATTAACCTTCTTACAACAATGTTTGAGACCTGGTAATACCATTCCGGTTATTGGTCCTGACGGAAAGCCACTTCAAAATGATGCGTTAAATACATCATTTGGAGCACCACCAATTTGTGTTTTGAGAGTTGGTGACTTCTTCCACACAAAAATTGCTATTAGTCAAATGTCTATAAACTACGAACCTTTGTTGTTGGACATTAACCCTGAAGGTATCGGTGTACAACCAATGTTGGCCGATGTTAACTTGTCATTCAACTTTATTGGTGGACATGGACTTAAAGAACCTGTGGCTCAGTTACAAAACGCCTTGTCATTCAACTACTATGCTAATACTGAGATGTATGACGAAAGAGCGGTGGCAACTGAAGACACAACAACATTTGATTTACAATTAATTGAGGAAGTTCTTAAAACAGTACCACTTCAAAATGTTGATTTTGGTCAACAATCACAAAATGAAGCGGGAACAACAATTGGTGTTACACAGACAAAGATATTAAGTAACTCGGGAAGTACTATTACAGGTACGACATCAATGACACAAATTATGAATGATTTGATTGATGCCGCTAAAGTGTATACCGACACCACAGTTTCTGTTTTAGAAAATATTAATAGTTCTTATTTAATCGGTGGATTAAGAATGTTCACAAAAGATAGGAAGTACATCACAGGAAACTTCGGACAATATGCTAGTAGTTCGTCAGATAATGTACAAACAAATATTTTTGGTAAATCAGACTCACTTCAAAGTAAAATAGACCAAGTGTTTGCTGATGCGTTAACTGATGTTGATAACGACACATCGCCATTGGTTGTTGGTTTTACTAATAACTCAAAAAATGTTAATAATAGAGATTTAAGAACGTTTAAGAAAAACTTGAAGTCCCTTATAACCGCAAAGAAATCAAATTTCTCGGCTATTATGGAAACAAAGTTAAATGATTTAGTAACAAAAGAACAATTATTGATTAGAGTAGTAGACAAGATAAACTTTGTACAAACCGAAACCGATGGATTCAAACGAGGTGGTACACCAATATTATACGGATTAACAGCAACTACACAAGTTAACGAAACATCATCAGGAGCCGCTAATACATTAGTGGAGTTGGTAAACGATTACAAAACAGTTGCAAATAATTTAAACACGTTTTATACTAATTTAGGTACATACAATATTATGAATGCCGATTGGGACAACTCTCAGTCATTCAGTTTCTTATACGCATCTATCAATAATGCAGCACAAAAAAGATGGTGTATTATTTTCAGTAAAGAAATTATGGAAAATAAAACACAATTTGTTTTAGACTGTTTGGGTCCTGAATTACAAAAGATACCCGTATGGTTTGATGGTGTAACTGCCGATGTTAATACACTAAATGTTGATTACACGGAAAGTTTAAAGGCATCAACAAAACTCTTTACTGATTTTAAAAACAACTACTACAACAGTGTATTTAACTTGTATCAACCTTACATTAGAACTAAGACAAGAATATTTGATTTTAGTAATATAACATCACCGAATGCTGCACAGACAGAAAACTTTAATCTGTTGTATTCAGGTGTGAATAGTAAAGGACCAAATTGGAATAATAAATTAAAATTAGACTAATGCAATATTACAACAGATATCAGCAGTTTTTAATTAACGGGGAACAAACAATTGTTCCTAACGTTACTATTCCATTTAAGACCACAGACAAACGATACATCTACTTCCAAGGTAAAAGTAGACTCGATAAAATATCCTATGAATTTTATAAAACGCCTTATTTTGGTTGGTTAATTCAGATGGCGAATCCACAATACGGAAGTATGGAAACGAACATCGAAGATGGTGCAGTCTTGATTATTCCTTATCCGTTAGTAGCATCTTTACAAGACTATAAAAATGCACTAGACAACCAATTCTTCTATTATGGCAGATAACAAAAGATTTACAGACGGAAATATTGCTTGGGAAGAAAGTTGTGATAACATTATCTTAGTTGACCCTAACAAAATTTACGACAAAAACGGACAGTTCCAAGAAAGACTTGTCCCCCACGAAAATTTAGTGATGTATGCAAACTTGGAGGCGAGAATCATTCCAAGAACAAAATTGGCGGTAGGTGAAAACTTTAATGAGTTAGCCAGTAACAGAGCGATTGCAAACTTTGGTGGAAGTCCTGATGGTAAGATTAATTTCTTAAAACCACAAGGTGATTCACAATACTTTGATACAAGTTGGTCTGACCAAATAACAGGTCAAGGTGCGTTGGAAGGAAGAGGTATCAATCAACAACAAGAGAATAGAGTTGTTGACGGTAATGTTGTAAGATTTCCAAGACAGGTGTTAAATAAATTAGACACCCAACTTTTAGGTATTACAAGTATTAAAATAGAAAATAATACTTCTTTTATTCCTATGGTGTCAATTGAAATGGTTGATGTACAAGGAAGAACATTATTCGAACAAGGTGAAAACTCACCATACTCAGCCTTTTTACAACTTCCATACCCACTATTTTATCTAACAGTTAAGGGGTATTATGGTAAAGCAATTCGTTATGAGTTGATGTTAAAAAGTTTTAACGCAAGATTCGACCCTACAAAGGGGGATTATATTGTTAGTGTTGAATTTATCGGTAGAACTGCGGCGATTTTAAGTGATGTACCGATGGGTGCGTTATATGCGCTTCCACACATGTATAATACAACATTGGAAGTTCAAAATGCTGAAGACACTCTTACACAATCAACATCACAACAAATTTTACAAAACGCTAATAATCCTGATGAAACTGTCGGTGCTTTAGCGAGACAACAACAGTCAGGACAAAACGTAACTGAACCGGTAACTTCAATATCTTTAACAAAAGGATATCAAAAAATATCACAAGCCTATCAATACTATAAGAGTAGAGGACTCATTAGTCCTGATTTCCCTGAACTAACATTAGCACAATTAAAGTTAAAATTAGATGGTTTAGAAAAATACATCACTCAGAGTTTTTCAAAACAAGACCTGAGCGTACTCAATGATATTGATGACTACAGAGAAGTTATAACTTTATACCGTGAAAACATTTATGGACAAAATGCTCGTGCATGGTTTATTAAATACATGGACGGTAAAAACGTATTAGTATCTAAAGAAACGGGAGAGTTAATTTACAAGTTTCAAAAAAAATACAGTGCCGATTTACAAACAAAAAAAGATGCTTTAGTTGAACTAAACGCATTGATTGAAAAATACAATGAAAAATTATTGACAAATTCTACATTTGGGAGTGATGGTACATATCAGATTGATGGTAAAAAACAAAGTTCGGCATTGTCATTTGATGTGAGTATAGACGACTTTATAATAACACTTGACCCTGAAAACATTGAAGAACAAATTGATGTAAACAAATCAGTAATTCTATCAAAGGGAATTGCTCAACCAACATCTGCTGATACGTTATCATTTTTGGCGAGTTTAAAAATTGATTTGGCAACATCTTCTTACAAGTTTGATTGGCAAACAAAGAAAATTGTACCAGACCCAAGCTCAGAATACTACAAATTCGGAAATATTTTCCAAAGTAGTAAATTAGTAAAAGATTCATTCTTGAACACCTTGGCTGATTTGGAATCTAGATTTGGTAAGTTACAAGAAAAAATAGAACGTGAACTGTCTGAAGCGTTATTACAAAAGATTGAAAACTCAGAAACGGGTCTTGGATTTAAACCAACAATCAGAAACGTCATGGCGGTTATTATGGCAAGTGTTGACGGATTTTATTCTCTTATGGATGATGTCCACTCAAATGCGTGGGCTCTTAGAACAGACCCAATAAGACTAAGTGCTATTTTGAGTAATGACGAAGTTAACGGAGTTGATTCAAAAGATTCGGTTCCTGGTACACAGTCAGGTGAAGAAAACTTTATTTATCCTTGGCCACAATATTTTGAATCTGAAATAGATGAAAACAACAATAACAGTTTTGTTTTAAAATATATTGCGGACCCAAACTCAACAGTTAGAACTAAAGGTTATCTGTTTGATAAATGGCCTGAGGTTGAATTTGTTGAACAGTATATTACAGGTGCGTTACTAAGACAGGCGTTACCTGAACCAATCACATCACCAAACCAAAAACAAAGTGCTCCTTTTATACCAAACAACGCCATTGAATACCCCTTTAATGTTATCCCATACGGTAACAAGTCTGCGGTACCTTTCTACTATGAGATATTTGAAAGAACTTATTTAGCCACAAATTACTCAAAGTTATTCAAATCACCACAGTCAAAACAAGATTTGTATGCGGTGATAGGTGACTTTGAAGCGTATACAATCAAACAACAAATATTATCAGACCCGTTCTTGATGATGCAGTTGAAAAGATACGGATTTAACTTTACTAACTTTGTACCATTCCTACAAAACATTTCGAACGATGGTAAGGGTGAGAGTTGGGCATTATATGAGAGAGACTATTTTGTAACACCATATATCAGAACATACTTAGAAAAAGATTTTGGAATTTACTCAATCGATACGATTAATGCTGACAGTATTACGGTTGATGAGTCACAATCAAGTGAAAAAAACTTAATTGAATATTTGAAAGGTAGTGACTCATCTGCGATGACACTAACAGACACATATCCATTTACAAGTCTATCTTGGTTGAAAAGTAATATGGCGTTAGGTAATACAATTGCAAGTGTTGAAAATGCGAATGATACTACTAAATCTTTATATTGGTTAGATACAAAAAAGACAATCACATCATTTAATCCAAGACAATATATTAGTCCTATTAATGATGTTCCTTTGACAAGTTTGACTTGGAAAAATACATCTTTAAATCAAAACATTCAGGGTGGTGGTGTACAACCTTCAATTCAAACAAACTTAGAATTATCGGGTTACTACTTAGAAAAATTCACAAACAATAATACATTGTTGATAACTGAGTCAAATATAGACTATGGTAGTGATTACTCAGGTAGTGTCTCAAGATATCAGACAACATCTCTACTTAACACTCCGTATTTTGTAAACGCAATTATGGAAGGTGTTGATAATGTAAAATCGGGTAATCAATATCCATATAAAAACTTAGGTTACTTATTCCTTAATTCTTTACCTATATCAACATTTAGAGAGAAAACATTATCTGCAGAAATAACAAATACAATTATTGCTGAAAAACAAAACAACTATCTTTCAAGTATATTCAATAAAGTTTCAGCTCTTCATAAGTTACCATACGCATTTATTTTAAAATATGGTTCTATTTGGCATAGATACAAAACATATATTGAAACAGGTACTGATATTTTGGATAGTGTTTGGACAAGTTTTGATTACGATGTTGCGTACGACCCAACTACTTCAGCATCAACAACAACTTATGATATTGTAGATTATCAGGGTTCAGCATACACTTACTCACTTAACTATACTAACACAGGTAGTTTGGGTATTAACATTGGTATGTACCCAAAGGTGATAAACTCACTTTATTATATGTTCCAAGATGAGGACATCATTACTGGATACACATCAACTGATTGGTCTGCGGCATATGACAACGGATTGAGAATTGGTAAGACAAATCAGTCTTCAGTTTACTTAGGTCTTGGTTCATTAAATAATGACCCATTGAATACGGTATCAATCAAGAACTGGTATTCATATATTACAACAACAAATCTATATACTTCTGATTTAAGTACTAGAATAATTGTTGTACCGTCGACAGGTGCTTTGAAATTCAATCAGTATAAATTTGAAAATCAAAATCCATTATTAACTAATTTCAATAAAACATCTGTTGAAATCGAAACTGACCCAACACTTTATGATGGTTCAGTTAGAACACTTTGGAATTCATCAAACTTTGGATTTTTTGACCATGGACTGACAAAGAAACCAAGTTATAACGAATATTTGAAAATTGTTGACCCGGCAAAAGAATTCCAAAATCCTTTCGATATTACATACCAAGGACAATACTCAAATATTGAAGAAATATTTGGTGTTTTACCAAAACAAATTTTGGATGAATTTGAACAAGAATTCTTGAAGTTTGTACAGAAACCTTCAGATAGTATAGCCGCACTTGCAGGAGAACAGTTGGGATTAGATTACTTCACACCAAACACATTAAGTGCGTGGGAGAATAGAAATTTAGTGCAAGTATTGAGTAGTCTATTCACAATTACAGATGTTCCACTTACCGGTAATGAAGACAAGGATGGTCCACTAATTGCAGATAAACAGTTAGCAACATTCGCTTTTGGTATTGATGATTTCTTATCATACCAAGTAATTTTTAAAAGAGGAAACCCTGGTAATTTCAATAGAAGGGTTTGGAACTCATTCTCAACAAACGCAACAGTAAAACCGTTAGACCCAATTAACTTCGGTCCGTATGTACCTAATTCATTACCTTCATCAAGTGGTGGTATAACTTTGAGTCAGTCTATATCACAAAACGCAGATGCTTGGGAACAATTATATTTGAACGTTGGTCAATATAGATTAAATGAACTGGCGTATAAAGATAGTGGTTCATACATAACTGACTTCTTCATCGACTTCAACATTGCGTTTACTTCGGATAACATAATACAGTTGGCTCCGATTATCAAAATGTATGCAACTCAAAAAGTTGAAAACGGACCTACTTACGGTTCTGCAAGTTTCCTTACAAGTTTCAACAGTTACTTATCAGACTTAAACAAGTATCAATCAAATGTTCTAAACCACATCTTCAGATACTTGAATCAAAATCTACCAAACATAACTGAATTAAAAAATCAAAGAGTAAGTGCGTTAGATGGTGAAGTAGCGAAAGTAGAAATATGGGAGACATTCAAATCAATGAATGATAAGTGGGTTGCTGGTGGTGACTTCAAAAACAGAACATTGTTTGAAGATTTTATATTCTTGGATAGAGCCAACAGAGACATCGGAAACAAATTAATTGTTGATGTAACAACACTTACTGGTTATTTAACCGCCACTAACGATAAACTGTCTGTTTATAGTTTGATTAGTGAATTGTTAAGTAAAAACAATTTATTGTTTATGGCGTTACCGTCTTATGTAAACTTTTATGGGGTACAAGAAACTGGTAAAGGTGGAACACCGATTAATATTGATGTTCCTAATAGTGCTTTTGGAACATTCATGGAGGTAGACTATCAACAATCAAAACCAAAATTTGTTTGTATCTACACTGATAAGTTGTCAGAACACACTCAACAAAAAAATAATATAGACTACAGATTCAATTCCGATAGTTTTGATATTGGTAGATGTGCAGACAATCCTTTGAGGGAATCTAATCCTAACAAGGAAGATTATGGTAGTTCTAACAAGGTAGTTGCCTTTAATGTTGATTTTGGTATTAGAAATCAGAACATATTCAGGTCAATCGATTTGAATCAGTCTCAATATAAAAACACATCTGAAGCGTTCACCGTACTTGTTGATATTGCAAACCAAACAAAAGGTCAGAAAGCGGTTCAACAGAGTACATCTTTATATAATTTATACAAAAGTAGAAGTTATACATGTAAGGTTGAGTCTATGGGTAATGCTATGGTACAACCTACAATGTATTTCAATTTGAGATATGTTCCGATGTTTACTGGAGCTTATTGGATTACAAATGTATCACACAACATATCTCCACAAGATTTTACAACATCATTCTCAGGTGTCAGAATTTCTAAGTATTCGTTCCCTAACTTTAGCAAGTTAACGATGGGGGTAAATATAGACCTATTAAGGAGATACCAAAAGAAAAAAGAAGTTATACCGGTATCGGTTACTGCCGAAACACCAACTACAAGTGTTATTTCCGTAAGTGGAAAAACTAATGGTAATGTTAGTAAGACACCTATCAAGACAGTTCCAGGTAGTTGTAAAACGGCGTACCCATCACTTCCGTTTGTTGATGCAAATTACACAATTATAGGAAAACAAGATGTCGTAACCTACTTGAACACTAGAACAGACGTTCCGTTGAATATCAAAAAACTTGTATTCGCAATGGCAACTCAAGAACAAAACCGAAACCAAAATCAATTTGGTTGTGTGGGTTATGACATATATGGTATTCATACAGATGGAAGATGGTCATCAAATATGATGGAATATGTAATAGGACAAGAATGTGTAAAAGTCAACGATAAGGGAAGACCGTATAGACCATTGGCTATATTCAACTCTTATGAGAATGCAATAAACTTTGTATTAGCTAGATTTAATACACCAGCATTTAATAATAAATTTAATATCTATAAAGTTAGATATGGAAGTGAAGGTGAGGCTGCTGCAAGGATTTGGTTAGGTTGGTGGAATTTAGGTGTTGGTTTAAGAAGACCAGGAGATGGTCCGTTATCTGCAGAACAAAGAATTACCGAACAAATAAATAAAAGAATTTCTGATGGGTTGCCGTGGACAGTGACGGTGGGTATATTTGAAACTGCAATAAAAAGGGCTAAAGCTTTAGGTCTAAATTAAAAAATTAGTAAATATTGATATATTTATATGATAAAACCATTTGCTATGGATATTAAAAATTTATTAGATAATTATCTTTCTAAAGACACAAGACTAACAGAAAGAGAAACAGGTAACGGTTACAAGGAAGTTTGTGACTTAGATACTGGTGATTGCTACACAGTAAGAATGAAAGACGGTCTTATTGAAAGAGTAGACAATTCAATGAAAATAAATAGAACACTTAAAGTTGAAACATCACATGGTGTCAAGACTTTATTGAACGGTTAAACAAAAATCAAAATGTCATTAGAGAAAAAAATAATCGAAGAAGTTCAAAGATATAATAAAATTAATAGATATATCATTGAACAAGAGGCCACAGACCCGTTAGCAGATTTTACTGGTGCTGAAACGGATAGTGCCGTAACACCGCCAACAACGGATACACCACCACCAACAGGGGCTGAAGAAATTGCGGAACCAATTGATACTGCAACTGACCCTGATGTTGAAAAGTTAGATGATGAGGGAAAATCAATGGAAGATAAACCCGAAGATTCCTCAACTGAAGAATTAGACATCACTGATTTAGTATCGGCACAAAAAGACATACAAACAAAACAAGATGAGTACATGTCGACAATGTTTGAAAAACTTGAAGACTTGACAAGTAAGTTAGAAGCTATGGATTCAATCTTTGAAAAAATTAATTCATTGGAATCTAAGATTGAAAAGTATCGTGAAAAAACTCCTGAAGAAAAATTACACTTGAGAAGTTTGGACTCATACCCATTCAACCAAAAACTTACAGACTTTTTTGAAGACAAAAAAGAGGACATGGAGAAGTCAGGTAAAAATGAATATGTATTAACTGATGATGAGGTTGAAAATTTTTCACCTAATGAAATCAAAAAGACATTTAACAAATTTACGGACCAATATCCTAAAAATTACTACTCTTGATAAAATATTTTCTCTAATGAAAAAAGGACATCGAAAGGTGTCCTTTTTTGTTTTGGGGGTTTGACTTAACCGATTGTTCTACTATACTTATAGATGAGTAATAAGAGAACTTTTAACTTTAAAAAAAAACAAAAATTATGTCAAACACAACTTTAGATGCAGTTCTTTCTCAGTATGAGAAAAACACCGCACGTTCTCAAGGAACGGGCAACCAAATGTCACAAGATGAGAGAATGAAGAAGTACTTCACAACTCTATTAGACAAAAACTCACGTACAGGTCAAAAGCGTGTACGTATCCTTCCAACTTCAGATGGTTCATCCCCCTTCAAAGAAGTGTGGTACCATGAAATTCAAGTGGATGGTAAATGGGTAAAACTTTACGACCCAGGAAAAAATGATGGCGAGCGTTCTCCGTTGACTGAAGTTTACGAAGAGTTGATTGCTACAGGTAAAGAATCAGACAAGAAATTAGCACAACAATACCGTTCACGTAAATTCTACATCGTAAAAGTTGTTGACCGTGACGCTGAAGAAGATGGTGTTAAGTTTTGGAGATTCAAGGACAACTACAAACAAGAAGGTATCTTGGATAAGATTATTCCAATTTGGAAACAAAAAGGTGATATCACAAATGCGGACAATGGACGTGACCTTATCATTGAGATGGTTAAGTCTAAGACTCCTGCAGGTAAGGAATACACGGTAGTACAAACAATCATGCATGACGACCCAACACCTCTTCACACTGATGAAGCTATTAAGAAAGAGTGGGTTGAAGATGAAATGACTTGGAGTGATGTTTACTCTAAGAAGGCTGTTGAGTACTTGGAGGCTGTAGCACGTGGTGAAGTTCCACGTTGGGATTCAGATTTGAAAAAGTATGTTTACGGTGATTCAGTAGAAGACATGAGTATTGGTGGTGGAAGTACAACTTCTAGCGCAACTTATGACCCTCAATCGGAATCAGAACCAGACGAGGAGCTACCATTCTAATATGATTGAGCATGGACATTTGCGTAGACATTATGTCCATGCTCTTTCTTTTATCAAAAAAATTAATACGAATAGACAATGAAAATTAGGAAATTGATGTACGATGCTCTTGTTAAGAAATACGAGAGTGAGATTGCTGAAGCTGAAGCCACCTTGATGGTGTATATGGAAAATCCTGTGGGTATTGGTGAACATCCACAACACTTAGAAGAGATGGATAAGTACGTAGAAAAATTGGCAACCGCTAATGATAAACTAGAAAATATTAAAGAATTTTACAAGTACAATTATGGCAATTAAGAAGAAAGATTTTAAAGATATCAAGAAACAGTTCTCGACATCTGCGAAATACAAACCACAAAGATTTTTTGACTTGGGTTCTGACTTCTTGGATGCTGTCGGACTACCAGGTCCTGCAATTGGTCACATCAATATGTTCTTGGGTCACTCTGATACCGGTAAAACAACCGCTCTTGTAAAGACTGCCGTAGATGCACAAAAGAAGGAAATCCTTCCTGTGTTTATTATTACAGAACAAAAGTGGAGTTTTGAACATGCCAAGTTGATGGGGTTTGAATGTGAAGAAGTTGTTGACGAGGAAACAGGAGAAATCGATTGGGATGGATTCTACATCTTCAACAATGACTTTGACTACATCGAACAAATTACTGACTACATCAATGGTTTGTTAGATGCACAAGAAAAAGGTGAGTTAGATTACAGTTTGTTGTTTTTGTGGGATTCAGTTGGTTCTGTACCTTGTAAAATGACTTACGAAGGTAAGGGTGGTAAACAACACAATGCGTCTGTATTGGCAGATAAAATTGGTATGGGTATCAACCAACGTATTTCAGGTTCACGTAAATCTGATTCAAAATACGAAAACACATTGGTAATCGTTAACCAACCATGGGTTGAACTTCCTGACAATCCATTTGGTCAACCAAAAATTAAAGCAAAGGGTGGTGAGGCCATTTGGTTAAACTCATCTTTGGTTTTCTTGTTCGGTAACCAAAAAGGTGCGGGTACTACAAAGATTACCGCAACCAAAGACAAAAGAACTGTTAAGTTTGCAACTCGTACTAAGGTATCTGTTATGAAAAACCACATCAATGGTTTAGGTTATGAAGATGGTAAAATCATCGTAACACCACACGGATTCTTGGCGGGTAAAGAAGCGTCTGAGGAAAAAGCTTCTATTGAGGCTTACAAAAAAGAACATTCTGATTATTGGAAACAAATTATCGGAACGGATGGTGAGTTTACACTCACGGAGGACAAAGAAGTTGTTGAATAACATAAAAATTTAATTGTGACCAAGACACTTTTAGTTGACGGAGATAATCTTTTCAAAATAGGTTTTCATGGGGTAAAGGAATATTACCACAATGGAAATCATATTGGTGGAATATTTCACTTTGTTAACACTTTGAGAAAGTTCTTAAAAGAGCACAATTATGATAAAGTTATCGTCTTTTGGGATGGGGAGAATAACTCCACCCAAAGACGACTTCTTCTACCCCAATATAAAGAGAACAGACGGTCTGAAACCAATGAGTTGAAGCGTCAATCATATGATTGGCAAAAGTCCCGTATACGTCAATATTTGGAGGATATGTTTATACGTCAAATCTGTATAGACAAATCTGAAAGTGATGATTTGATTGCCTACTATTGTCAAATATCACATGATGAAACGAAGACTATTTTTTCATCCGATAAAGATTTGACACAGCTCATTTCTGAACAGGTTGAAATATATTCACCAATTAAAAAAGAATATCACAAGTATGGTGAAAGAATTAATATTGGTAATCTTTGGATTCCACACCAAAATGTGGTTACTTACAAAATTTTGACTGGTGATAAATCTGATAACATTGATGGTATTTTGTTATTAGGTGAAAAAACTATTAGTAAAATTTTACCAGAGATACTTGAAAAAACGGTTTCTGTTTCTGATATTTTAACAACAATCAATAATTTGACTGAAGATGAAAAGAAACAAAAATCGATATCCAACATACTTGAAGGAAAAACAAAACGAGGTTCACTCGGTCAAGAATTTTTTGAAATCAACAAACGACTTGTTGATTTGTCCGACCCATTGATATCAAACGAGGGTAAAGAAGAAGTTAAAGCTTATTATGAGGAAGAATTGGACCCCGATGGTCGAGGTTACAAAAATCTTATGAGACTAATGAATGATGATGGAATCTTTAAATACCTACCCAAAGTTGATGACCAATGGGTCGAATTTTTACAACCATTTATGAAATTATCAAGAAAAGAAAAAAAACGATACAATATTAAAAATTAAAATTATGAAAGAACAAATGCAAGACACTACAAAGATGGAGTTCATAATGACTTTGAACGATAACATCATCGTACAACGATTCTACAATGTTAAAGGGTATAACCCCAAATCACGTAGAAGTTTGGATGTGAGTTACGCTCTAAAAGAAGTTGCGGAACTTGTTGAAAACAATTTAAAAATCAAATCATTGATTTACATGGTTGATAATCAAGACCAAATTATGACTGACCCAGAAATTTTAGAAACATCAAACACAGAAGGTGCAGAGTATTTTAACTTGTACATCAAAATCGGAGACGAGACAATTTGTCATAGAATTGTAGATGCTAAATTATACCCACCAAAGGTCAGATATACTGTAGACATACGCCCAGAGTTAAAAACTATACTAAGGGGCCTGACTGACATTTTTTCAACTGAAAATTTATGTTTCAAATACATGAATTATCAGCTTGCTTAAGAGTATTTATAAATCCGAGAGGGAATTAAACGTTATTAAAAGTTATGTCAAACGATAAGAATTTTGGTTATTTAGGAAACACATTTCAAATACAATTATTAAACAATATTATACTAAATAAGGATTTTGCCACTTCTATCGTTGATGTTTTAGACCCTAAGTATTTTGATAATCAATACTTTAAACTTATCATGCAAATGATAAAGGAGTATTATATAAAATACGAACATGCTCCAACGTTTAATACTTTGGACCAGTTGACTAAATCTGAGATTACATCACCAATGGCTCAAAAAATGGTGATGGATATGTTAGAACAAGTTAAAGAATGTCCTATTGAAGGTTCTGACTTTGTACAAGAAAAATCTTTGAAGTTCTGTAAACAACAAGAACTTCAAAAGGTTATGTCTAAAGCTCAAAAAATCATTGACAAGGGTGATTTTGAAAGTTATGACCACTTAGAACAAATGGTCCGTGAGGCGTTACAAGTTGGTGAAGTTGAAACGGGTACATCAGATGTATTCTCAAACCTTGACGAAGTCTTAGATGATGATTACAGACACCCAATCCCAATGGGTATCCAAGGTATTGACAACTTGTTAAAAGGTGGTTTGGCAAAAGGTGAAATCGGAGTAATATTGGCACCAACTGGTGTTGGTAAAACAACAATTTTATCAAAAATTGCAAATAACGCATTCAATTTAGGTTATAACGTTCTTCAAATATTTTTTGAGGACAATCCTAAAATTATCCAACGTAAACACTTCACTATGTGGACAGGTATTGCACCTGACGATTTATCAAATCATAGAGAAGTTGTAATAGAAAAAGTTAAAGAAATTAAGTTAAATACTAAAAATACGTTAACTTTGAAGAAGATGCCATCAGATACAATGACTATGAATCAAATAAAAAATCAAGTCAGAAAAATGATGGCTGAAGGTAATAAGATTGATATGATTATAATTGATTACATCGATTGTATTGTACCTGACAGAAAGTTGGAAGATGAATGGAAAAGTGAGGGTTCAGTAATGAGAGCATTTGAAGCTCTTTGTCACGAACTACAAATTGTTGGATGGACTGCAACCCAAGGTAACCGTTCATCAATTTCTTCCGAGGTGGTAACAACAGACCAAATGGGTGGTTCAATTAAGAAAGCTCAAGTTGGACACGTAATTATCACGGTAGCAAAAACGCTTCAACAAAAGGAGATGAACTTGGCAACAATAGCAATTACAAAATCACGTCTTGGTAAAGATGGAGTTGTATTTGAGAACTGTAAATTTGATAACGAGTTCTTAGTAATTGACACAGAACAGAGTGTTACCATGTTGGGTCTTGAGGAACAAAAGGAAGAAAGAAACAGAACAAGAATTAACGAGTTGTTGAATAGAAGACAACAAAGACAAAACACAACAAATTAAAATTAAAACTATGGATAATTACATTTTTAGTATGGCACTAAAAGACAACCGATACGTTGTAAAACGAAGCGGTGAAACAGTCTTATTTGAATCTGATAAGATAAAAAATGCGGTAATTAAGGCAATGGCATCAGTCGGTAAAGTTGATGAAGAGATGGCTGATAAAATTGCAAGATTAACGACAAAAAGTATCTTTAAAGGGGATAAAGAAAGAGTTCCACACGTGGATGAAATCCATGATATGGTGGAAAATAAATTAATGGATAATGGTTTAAATTATGTTGCTAAAGAATATATCATTTATCGTTCAAAACACCAACCAAATATCTTTAGTAAGAGAACTAATTTAAAACCATACGAATACCCTGAGTTGGTTGAGTATGTTGATGCAATTAGACATTCATATTGGGTTCATACAGAATTTAATTTTACTTCTGATATACAGGACTTTAAAGTACACTTGTCTGAAAAAGAACAAACTGCAGTACAAAGAGCTATGTTGGCGATTTCACAAATAGAAATTGCGGTTAAAACATTTTGGGGTGACATCTACAAAAGACTACCAAAACCTGAGATTGGAAATGTTGGGGCAACATTTGCAGAGTCAGAAGTAAGACACGCAGATGCGTACTCACACTTGATTCAACTACTTGGATTAAATAGTGAATTTGAAAATTTGTTAGAGGTACCTGCAATTCGTAGAAGAATTAAGTATTTGGAAAAAACAATTTCAAATTCTAAAACTGTAGAAAACCAAGATTACTTT